GTGGAGATCAGCCCAGCCTTAGGGCAAGCAATCGTCACCAGTCAGCCGACGGTGGCCGGTGTTGTCAATCTGAGCGACAGCTTTGAGCGGATTGCAAGAAATGCGATCACGTTTCAGCTGACTGTCGGGCAAGAGATAAGCCTGCCCAATGGTGAAGTCGTCCGGGAAGCGTTCAGCAAGATGTCCGCCAGGCAAGCCGAGCTGTTCAGCGTCGCTGTACGAAACGGCTTGCTCGAAGGCGAATCAGTGCCAAGCATTGTCCGCAGGTTGAAGGGACGGCTGACCAAAGAGCAGCGCGGGTCCATTGACACGATCATTGCGGCAGGCGGTCAAGCAACCAGCATCCCGAACAACCAGATCAGGGCGATCGTTCGCACCAGTGTGAATCAAGTGGCTGTCGCCGCTGATCGGATCATTGCTGCTGAGAATCCCGACGCGACGGCAAAGTACCGCTACACGGCAACGCTTGATAGCCGGACTTCACCGATCTGCCGCGCATTAGACGGCAAGGTGTTCAAGCACGGGCAAGGCCCATATCCACCGCAGCATTTCAACTGCCGCTCGCGCTACATCAACATTCCGATCGGGCTTGAAAAAGAGTTTGAGGAAGCCCGCGAAGACTACGGCGAGTGGTTGAACGATCAGAGCGAAGCCGAAAGGCGCAAAGTTCTTGGCCCTGGGCGTCTTGCAATGTGGGATGGAATGGTCAGAAAGTTTGGCCCATCTGATGCCATCCGCAAGTTTGTGGCCCGCGATGGCTCGGAGCTAACCTTGGATCAATTACGCCAACGAGGTTATGGCTCCTCTGCCCGCTAAGTACAAGTTCAAGGCGCAAGGCGCTGAGGCCAAGCCCAAGGCGACGGCCAAGAAAAAGTCCGCTAAAACTGAAGCACCTTCGGAGGCTGACTGATGCCAGCGCACTACGGGATGGGTAAGCCCAAGAAAAAGAAAAAGAAGGGCAAGAAAAAGTAATGGCCCGGAAGCTGCGTCGCGTTCCAAAGGACAAGGCCACCGGCCTGCCTAAGAAGTACCTCTCTGGTGCGAAGAACCGCGCTGCCAAGGCCCGTGAGATCAAGCGAACCGCTGAGGCTTACAAGGCTGGCGAGTTCATCGACATCAAAGCCGTTTCAGCATCGAGGGCCAAACAAGGTGGCACCAAAAAGAAAACCACTAAACGCCGCAACAAAAAAGGCCCTAAAAGAAAAGGCTGAGAAGTCCAAGTTCTTTTACGGCGAGCTGGCGGCGGTCTACCGCAAGGGCCAAGGTGCTTACCTGTCCAGCGGATCGCGGAATGTGCCGATGGCAGCTTGGGCCATGGGGCGGGTCAACAGCTACATGCGAGGCGACAAGGCGCGGACAGCTGATGCTGCGATTTACGCCCGCTACAACAAAAAGCGATGAAGCTGACGACTCGCCAAAAGAACGCTTTGAAGCGGCACCAAGAGGCGCATGGGCACACCAAAGCGCACATGGACTTTATGAAGCGCAAGATGCGTGAGGGCATGAGCTTCACTAAGGCGCACCGTTTAGCTATGAGCAGGAAAGGCAAATGAGCATCAATCATCCCGAAGGCGGACGGTTTGAGGACTACGGCAAGCCCAAGCGAACTCCTAATCACCCCAAATACGCAGCAGCTGTTGTCATCAAAGAAAATGGCCGTGATCGCTTAATACGTTTCGGCCTACAGGGAGCAAAGCGTTTCCCTGAGCGCAAGGGTGAAAGCAAGGCTGCAGCAGAAGCGCGAAGCAACTGGAAGAAACGTCACGCGCAGAACATTCGCCGTGGTCCTACATCTGGGGCTTACTGGGCGAATAAATTTCTTTGGTAGTAGATTTGGCATGGAAACAACCTTACGGGTTATTCATGTCTGAAGAGCAGAATCTGGAGATTACGTCTCCCGCAGCTCCGAACAATGCCGAGCTGGATGCACTCAAGAACAGCATCCAAGCACTAGAGAAAAAGAATTACGAGCTGATCGGCAAGCTCAAAGACGCAAAAACAATTCCTGACGGTGTTGATGTTCAGGAGCTGCTTGAGTTCAAGCGCAACGTTGAGCAGAACAAACTCGAATCAGAAGGCAAGTACACCGAGGCGCGTCAGGCGCTTGAGCAGCAGTTTCGCGAGGCTGCTGAAGCCAAGGACAAGCGGATTGCTGAGCTTGAAGCACGAGTCCGCGAGCTAGAGCTGATCGCACCTGCGAACACAGCATTGGCCGACGTGGTGCATGATCCGAGCATCGTATTCAAAGCAGACCTGCTGAAGCCGGACCAAATCGAGCGCGAAGCCGATGGAACTGTTGTGGTTGTGAACGGCTACGAGCGCAAACCGATTGGCGAGTGGGCCAAGTCTTTGCCCAGCTACATGCAAAAAGCACCCAAGCCAATGGGCAGTGGTGCGCCTTCAGGACGCAGCACGGGCGGAGACATCCCACCAGGCACAAAGAATCCTTTCGCCAAAGAGTCCTACAACCTCACAGAACAGTCGCGGCTTTATCGCACGGATCGGGATATGTACGAGAGGTTGAAAGCTGCTGCTAACCGTTAATATGTTGGGCAAGGCAAAGCTACGCAGAGCCAATCGGGTTACGCCCACACCGTAAACATCATTTCAAGGAGGTTTTGTCATGGCGACTCTTCGCTCTGACATCATCATTCCTGAGGTATTTACGCCCTACGTCATTGAGCAAACAACTCAGCGTGATGCCTTTCTGGCTAGCGGTGTGGTGCAGCCTATGGCGGAGCTAAATGCTTCAGAAGCCGGGGGAGACTTCGTTCAGGTCCCTTTCTACACCGCAAATCTTGCTGGCGACTTTGAGCGCCTGACGGATAGCTCTTCGCTGACTCCTGGCAAGATCAGTGCTGATAAGCAAGTGGCCGCTGTCCTTCATCGTGGAAGGGCGTTTGAGTCACGGGACCTCGCCGCACTGGCTGCCGGTTCTGACCCGATGGCTGCTATCGGCAACAAGATTGCTGACTACATCGCCAACCAGCGTCAGAAAGATCTGCTGTCCTGCTTGGCAGGCATCTTTGGCGCTGTAGGCGACACCAGCTCTGCATCGTTCGCGGCTCTGGCTGTGGATGGCGCGTCTGGCGACACCCCCACCCAACTGACTGCACGTCAGATCGTTGAAGGTCAGTCCCTGCTGGGCGACCAAGGCGACAAGCTGGCTGCCATCGTTGTTCACCCCAAGGTGTACTACGACCTGAAAGAGCGTCGTGCTCTGGACATGATCTACGACGACGCAGGTCAGCCCGACACCTCCGCAGCTCAAGGTTCACTGGCTAATGCCTTTGGCCCTGTTGCTGTTCCCACCTTCATGGGAATGCGCGTGATCGTGTCTGCTGATGTGCAGACCGCTGGTTCTGGTGCCACCACCGAATACGCCAGCTACATGTTCACCCAAGGTGCCGTTGGCTCTGGTGAGCAACTCGGACTCCAGACCGAGACCGACCGTGACATCCTCGCCAAGAGCGATGCCATGTCGATCGATCTGCACTATGTGTATCACCCGAT